AAACGCCGCCATTCGCACCAAAGCAATGGCCGCGATTAGCCAAGCTGGTGCGATCAACGCCGAGCAGATGCTGCAACTGTTGCAGAACAACATCCGCAAAAACGAATCCGGCAACGTCGTCATCCTTAACGGTGGCGTGGAGCAGGATCTAACCGGCTACTTGTCCAACTTGAAGAATCCGGGCTCGGGCTTCGAGCACCACTTCAAAGCAAGCAATGCCGCTGGAATGGGCGCAAAACCCAATCCAACATCAACTGTTGCCCCAGGATTAACGAACCCTTGGAAAGAGGGCACAGTTAATCTCACACAACAGATGCTAATTTCTAGTCAGGACCCTGACCTCGCAGCTGTGCTGAAGAGGGAAGCCGGCCTCTGATATCCGCATCCGTGATGCCCGCCAGATCAGTGATCTGGACCCCGCAAACCCCTTAACCCCTGGAACTTAGAAATGGCCGCACCATTTCAGAATTATTCCGGCGGTGTCCTTCTGGCGGACATCGTAAAACGGAATAATCTCAGCACCTATGTGTCTGAGGCTATTAAAGAGCGCAGCCTGTTCGTAAAGAGCGGCGCTGTTGTTCGCACTCCCCTGCTGGATGCCCGCGAAGGCGGCACCCGCATCCAAGTCCCCGAATTCAACCCCGTGTCTCCCACTGAGGAGATCATGAACGGGACCGCAACCTGGGGCACCAGCAACGCCGGCTATCTGACCCCTCAGAAAATCGGCACCGCCACCCAGATTGCATCCATCTGCCATCGCGGTTTCGCGTATGCAGTGGATGACGTTGCAATGCTCGCCGCTGGGGAAGATCCCATGCTGCACATCCGCAACCAGCTTGCTGATGCAATCAACAAGCTGAACAGCCAGCGTCTGTTCAGCCAGCTCTACGGCCTGTTTGGTGCCTCTGACACCAACAACGGCCCTCTGGGCGCCAACGGTCTGTACAAGGGCAAAGGTGCCGCTTCTGGTGCTACTGAAGTCAACTTCCTGACCGGCGCCACCATCGCTGAAGCCCGCGCCAAGCTGGGCGAGCGCGGCGACGAGCTGGACATTCTGGTGGTTCACCCCTCGGTGGGCTTCTACCTGTATCAGGTGGGTCTGCTGACCTTCTCTACCTCTGCACTGGCCGCCTCTGGCGCCGTGACCTGGGGTGGTGGCGGCGTGGGCATCGGTGCCCGCAGCATCGGCGAGTTTGCCGGCTGCCGCGTGATCATCGACCCGCTGGTGAACACCGTTGCCCCTGGCGACTCTGGCGACCAGCGCGAGTTTAACTGCTATCTCGCAAAGAGCGGCACGATTCTCGAAGGTGTCCAGCAGGACCTCCGCATCGAAGCCGACCGCAACATCCTGTCCAAGCAGGACGTGCTCTCGGTCGACTACCACGGCGCCTACCACGTGATGGGCACCAAGTGGACCTCCGCTTCGGACAACCCGACCAACGCCCAGCTGTACGACAAGGACAACTGGACCGCCACCTACGACATCGACCTGATCCCCCTGGTCCGCATCGTGGTGAACAGCCCCCTCGACACCAGCACCATCTGATAATCAGAGTGCGTGTAGCCCGGCCCCACTTCGGTGGGGCTTTTTATTGGCGCTACACTGAAACAAAAGCGTGCTAAGTAGCTGTGCCTGCGACGATCAACGCCACTTTGAGTAGCGCGTCGGCCAACAGCTACGTGACGCTTGCGGACGCTAATAGCTACTTCGAGACCGTCCCCAATTCTGCGACGTGGACGGACAAGACCGACGACCAGAAAAACCGCGCTCTTATCAGCGCCACCCGCTGGATCGACAGCCTGAATTTTTACGGCGACCGCTGCAACGCCGACCAAGCCCTTAAGTGGCCCCGCAATAATTACGACGTCGACAACATCACGCTGTCCTGCTCAGTCATCCCATCTCAAATCAAGTACGCCACCTACGAACTGGCACGAGCACTAGCCAACGACACCGACGCCATCACTAACACCGAAAGCGACCCAGACGAGCTGTACCAAGAAGTCACCCTCGGCGACCTCAAAGTCCGCTACAAGGACAGCAAAGTCGACAATCCAATCAACAACATTTTCGACGTCTACCCCTGGCTCCAGTCATACCTTGGAGCGTATTCCGCAGGCGGCGTCGGCGGTTATCAACTCCGCGTCTTTAGAGGTTAATCATGAGCCTCGTCGACTCTACATTCGCCTCAATTCCCGCCCGGCTGCTAGCCGACTGGGGTCAAAACATTACCTACCTAAAATCCAATGCCAATCCCACCTACAACACCACCACCGGCGTAGTCTCTGGGGCTGACACAAGCCTGACGGTTCGTGCCCTGATCTTCGAGGCCAAACCCGAAGAGTTTGAGGGCGCTTACCAAACCACCGACCTAAAAGTAATCATCGGCAATGCAGAACTTGGTACATACGTTCCAAGTGTCCGCGACCGCATCCAGTACAGCCAAAACGGCAGCACAAAAACGGGGCGCATCATCATGTGTAAAACCTCCCGTGGCGAAAATCCCGTAGTCCACTCCATCCTTTTGAGGCCCCAATAATGGCAAGACGTAACGGCGGGTGGGACTTATTGAAAGAACTAGACCGCGTTGCTGCGACAACGATATACAACGGTCCTAAGCGTGCAGCGGAAAGGATTGTGCGCGAACTACAGGAACGTGGTCCGGCTTGGACAGGAGAATTTTCCAACTCTTGGCAAATAGAAACACCCACAACAGTAAAACGCGGATCTGGCGCACCTGGAAATCCCGTACCTATCGTTACTCCTCCGTTAACAGGACAGCAGGTAACTAGATCTATCGGCAGTAAAGACAAAATTGTTTTCCGCATTAGCAACTTCTCGCCTCATGCAGATATAGCTACCGACGTTGAACCGGGTGTGTTTGTAGACCCGGGCACTGAACCTCTAAAACCTGTTCTTCCCGAGAACACAGGTAAACGTCAAAAAGGAATCCGAGGTCTTTTGACAGGACAAGGAGGTAATCAGCGCACAGCCCCTTACAACTGGTTCGGACTATATTTGCGCGGAGGAGCTTTAGATAAGGCAATCGAAGTTTCTATGAGGTCTATCCGCTGATGAACTACCAAGCTGTCCGCGCCATTTTTGAGGCCCCGCTTTTAACGGCGTACAACAATTTGTCGCCTGCGGTTCCGGTCTACTTCGACAACGTGATGAACGACGACGCGGATAGCGCTGAAGAGTTCGTCCACGTCAACATCCAGTTCGGCCTTACTACCGAGCTGGCACTAACAACAAACCCGGACAACATTCGTGGTGTGATCGTCGTTCGCACGTACACACCCAAAGATCGCGGGCCAGCCCGCAATCAAACACTAGTAAACGTCGCAACAACTGTCATCCAAACAATCAACGCCACCGCAAAACCAGCGACCGGCGTATATGCCCGCACTGGTCCCATCGAAGGCCCTACTTTCAGTCCTAACTTCGGTGGAACAACCCCAGACCAACAATCGCGCCGGGCATTTATGCCGTTCTTTATTTCACGAATCGAAGCAGGATTCCAAGCGCAGGTGATCTCTTAATACTGAACTGCAGTGGAGCTAACCTGTATTAAGCCGGGCTGTGCCCGCAACATTGTCCACCCATAGGTAACTACCGATGGCCACCGTTCTGTCGGGCACCTCCGGCGCCCTGTACTACTCCCCTGCTGGCACCACCGCCACCTTTGGCGAATCCGCCGTCAACGACACCACTGATGTGATCACCGTTGACGCCTACTTGAACTTCAAAGTCGGCGATCCCGTGAAGTTCAGCGTTGTAAACACCGAAACCGGCGCTGCTGGTACTGGCACTCTCCCCGCCGGACTGACCGCAGGCACCACCTACTACGTCATCGGCTACACCGCCTCCACTGGAGCGCTGACCATCTCCGCCACTCTTGGCGGTTCTTCGGTTGCTATCACCGATAACGGCACCGCTGTTGCCCCTAACGCTTTTAAGGTCAACTACGCCGCGCCTGCTGTTGTGGGTTCTGTGCGCGAGTGGAGCTTTGAGATCACCCGTGCCGAAATTGACGTGACCACCATCGGCCAGGAGATCGGCCAATACGCACCCTTCCGCAGCTACATCACCGGCTTCGCCGACGGCTCCGGTTCCGCCACGGTGTACACCACCGATGAGGACAGCAATCTGTCCAACCGGATGATCGAGGACGTGATCCAGCGCAGCCAGTCTGGCGCCACTATGAAGCTGTACATCGACCGCGTGGTGAGCGGCGGCACCGTGAACGACACCACCAGCCGTTCTATCACCGTTCCTGTGATTCTGACTTCGGCCAGCCTCACCGTGAACCCTGACGACGGTCAGAGCGTGGAAATCGCCTTCCGCCCCAGCTCCGCCCCCACCTTCGACCTCGCCAAGTCCTGATACGCTGCTACAGCAGTCAGTTCAGCAACCCCCAGTCCCTCACCGGGCTGGGGTTTTTCTTTTCTACTCCGCTACACTATTGCGGTAACAGGATGCAAGTTTTATGCCCGCCGCAACTGCATTGAGTGCCCTGGATCGTCTGCGCAAGGCAGCCAATCTGGAGCCAGTAAAGAAGGAAGTCGAGCTTACTGATGGTTCCATTTTTGAGATGTGGGTCGCCCCGTTGACGATGGCTGAGCGCGAACGCGCCCAAAAGCAAGCCAAGTCCGACGACGCCACCGCCTTTGCGCTCCAGCTGCTGATCAATAAGGCATGTGACGAGAATGGTGCCAAGCTGTTCAAGCCCGGAGAGATCGACGTTCTTAAGAACGAAGTCAAGGACAAGGATCTCCAGTCCCTGATGCTGGCGATTCTGACCGACAACTCGGAAGAACTGGACACCAAAAGCGCTTGAGGCTGAGCTGAAAAAGGACGGTTACGTCCGCACCCAGTTTTTTGTCGCGGAAAAACTGGGCCTCACCCTCTCCGAACTGCGCCACCGCATGACCGACCTGGAACTCGCGGGCTGGTACACTTACTTCAAGATCCAGGCGGACGAAGAGAAAGCCGCCTACGAGAAAGCCAAACGCCGCCGCTAACCGGCGGCTTTTTTACAGGATAAACTGAAGTACCAGAGTACCGCCCCGCCGTGGCCTACAAAGCAGAAATTCAAATCGGCGTTGTAGGTATCGGACAACTTGGCGCACTGCAAAAGTCACTAAATCAGATAAGCAGCACCGTCGATTTAATAAACAACAAACAAATAGATAAAGGCTTTAGCGTTCAGAATATAAACACGTACAATGCTCAGCTGGAGAAAGCATGGAAAAATATCAACAAAGCAGCTATGGGTTCTCAAGAAGAGCTCCAAGCCGTAAAGAATCTAGTCACCGCAAAAAATAATCAAATAAGCGCACAGGAAAGGCTAAATAAACTAATAAAAGAGCAGGAGCTTGTTCAAAAACGAATAGTAGCTACTAGCGATGCCGGGTTCGGGGTACAAGGTCCAGCGCAAGCTCCGAGCGGCATAACGGCCGCACTAGAAAAACCCGGCATTGCGGATGCAATTATCGGTGCCGGTTTTCCCGCTTTATTTGGCGGTGGCCCTGGAGCGATTCTTGGCGGCGGCGTAGGCGGTTTAATCGGCGGCGCAATGGGCGGTGCCCTCGGCATGGCACTAAGTATCGGCCTTTCTGCCGTGGGACAGCAGCTTGATGAGGCAGTCAAGCGTGCAGCAGAACTCGGCAAAGTTCTTAGCAACTTAGATGTAGATAAGTTGCGCGAATCGTTTATCCGCGTAAACGCTGAGCTGGAAACAACAGTACGTCGCGCCAAGGAAGCGGGGCAGGCCGACCAAGCCCGACTAGCCATTGCCCGCGAAATTGCGGTCCAAACAGGCGGACTATTCGATTCCGTGGAGCGTTCCGCTCAAGCAACTAACCGCCTAGGCAGCGAATGGCAGGCATTAACCGGCACGTTGTCTGTTCTAGCCTCGTTAGTAACTAAAAATCTAGTAAATACGCTTACTGTAGTTGTAGGCGTCATAAATATGGCAGCAAAAGGAATTAACGTTATTGTCAGCCTATTCGATAAAATTAACGAAAAAACATTTGGCCTACTTAATATTATTAACCCCTTCCCAGTAATTATTGAGAAGTTAGCTAGTCTATTTCCTGCAATAAACGAAGAGCAAGAAAAGCTACTGGCCAGCGCTATCGCACTATCAGACGCCACAGGCCGAGAAATTCTGAATAATCAGAAGCTGCTGGAACTTGAGTCCCAGCGAACTCTCGGTCGCACAGAAGCAGAGAAGCAAATCAATGCAGAATTAGACGCTGCTATTCAGCGCGAAGAAATCAAAGCTCAATACCAGCAAAAAGCCCTAGAGCTACGCGAGCAGTTTGCTGGCATTGAATCTGAAGCCGGTAAACAAGCACTAGAGGCGTTACTCGCACAAAACTCAGCCCTGGAGCAACAAGAACTAAAAAAGATTGCTATTGCAGAATTGCTTCGTCAACAAGCAGTCGAACTCGACGCCAACAAGCAGCGTTACGACAACATCACACTCAGCATCGAAAACCAGATCCTATCGCTAGAACGCTGGGGACAAATCAACACATCTCGATTTGAAGTAGAAACAGCATTAAATAATCTGTACGGTGCTCAGCTACAACGCCAATACGAACTGGCTAACTCTGCGCAAGAGAGGTACAACATTGTAATCAAAATGTTCCAGCAGCAGGTAGAGGCTGCGAAGATTGAGTACCAGCAAGCATTATTAAATACGCAGCTCATGGTGGAGCGCTCCAAGCTTGAGCATTCCATCGTCGAAGTTAAGTACGCGCAACTTGAAGCGGAAAAAGCTATTGCTGTCGCGCAGGCCAAAGCACGCGGAAATACAGAAGAACAGATAAAAGCGATTGTGGCTGGCTACGATAAAGCTCTTGGGGCA